AGTTCCCCAACCCGCATCCGAAGCCGCGCGCCGAGGGGCCGCGCACGGAGCGCGTCGACATCCGGCTGACGAAAGCCGAGAAAGATCGACTGACGAAGACCGCCAGAGAGCTGCGGCGGTCCGCGTCCAGCCTGGCGCAGGAGGCGATCGAGAGCCTTTAGACCCGAATGCGGAAGCCGGCGCCGCTGAAGTCCCCCTTGGTGCCGTCCTTCGCGTCGACGTTCGACGTGTAGCGGCCCTGGAGTTCCTTATTCGCCGGGTCCATACCCGCGTAGGTGCTTTGCAGTTGCTTGCGGTACTCCTTCGCGATGTGGGCCGTGACGGCCTTCGGGCGGGACATCAGGATCGGCCGGTACGCCTTGCCGACCTTGTCGGTCCCGGCCACGAGGTCATTGAATAGCATAGTCAGGTTCGCGTCCGTGACTTCGCGCCACCCCTTGTTGTGGGCGTCGGCCATCTCCTGCGGGATCGAATTGATAATCCGGAAATCCCATTCCGGATAGTCCTCGCGCTTCGGTACGAACAGCTTCAGCGGTCGATCGAGCGTCAGCCCTGCGATGATGCTGTAGATGTCCTGCGCTTCCGAGAACGGCGACCCCGACGCCTTCATGGCGTCGCCAGGGCCGGGCGCTTCGGGAATCTCGCCGGGCGGGTTCGGAATCAGGTTCGGCGTCAGGCCGGGGAAAAGATTCGACATCACTCGGGTTCCTTGAATAGCACCGCGCGAACAGCGGCGTCTTTCGCTTCAAGAAGCTTGCGCAACGCGACAGTGCGCTCGGGGTTACGCGGTAGCGTGTCGACGATGGTCTGCGCCATAACGCCGAAAGGCTGGCTTACCTGCTGCAAGAACGGCGGCAGGTGGCTGTAGGCGAAAAATTGAAGAATAGGTTCCATCACTTCTTTCCTTTCGCGCGCAGGTGCGCCGCATAGTGGCTTTCAAGGGCGCGCTTCTCAAAGTCGGCGCGGCCCTTCTCGGTCTTTGGCGCGAACTTGTCGGCCGAACGCTTGATCTCCGCGCGCACTTCGTTCGGCGCGTCGCTCATTTTGGCCCACGGGCCGCCGGACGCGCGGCGCGGCCCCAGCGCGGCATCCTCGCCAGGGGCGTCCGTCTTGCGCGGCTTTTTCACCGGCGGCGGTGCATCATCGTCCTCGTTTTCTTCCTCACCCTCCGGATCGGGGTCTTTCGGCGGGGGGAACTCGGCGTCTACGGCCTTGATGATGGCTTCGGCGAACGCCTCCGCAGTGGCAAACTTCTTCGGGTTCATGGTCTTGCCGAAGTCGACGACCGCCTTCGATTTCTTCGGATCGACGCCGTACCAGTCGGCTTTAGCCTCGACTGCCGCGGTGATGTCGTCGTTGGTGAACGCGGGCGCCTTGGGTGCCGTCTGCACGGCGAATTGTGCAATCTTGCCGGTTACTTCGCGCACGGCCGCGATATCGCCGGCTGTCGTCGCGGCGTCGAGCTGGGCATTCAGTCCGGCCAGCGCCTGTTCGCGGATCATGACGTTCAAATCAGCGGCCATGGCTCAGACTACTTTCCTGTTGGTGAAGTTGAAATCGACCTTGGGCCTCGCCGGTTCGGGCGTTGTGCCGTCGTCGGCCTCCCACAGCAGCGTCGCCGGGTCCGGCATCTTGTCGGACGGCAGTACGGCGATGATGTCCTGGAAGCTGGACATATAGCGCCAACCGCTCGTCACCGCGATCTGACCGGCCTGCACCATCGTGCCGGCGTAGGGGCGGAACTCCACCCAATCGCCGATTTTGACGTCCTGCTTCTGCAAGCCGTCTGCATCTTTGTAAGTAAATGCGAGCGGCCCCATGGCAACGACGCGCCCGGCCATAACGTTGTGCACCATCAAGTCGCGCGTCATGTCCGGCGTCAGGATGCCGCCGGCGCTCTGTTTCGGCGGGAACGGAATGCGGATCAACACCATGTCTCGCGTGGGCTGCGCGAACTCGTGCGGGATATCGAAGCCGTAAAGACCGACGCTGCTCAAGGTTTGCTCTCCTTCAAGACGTTTTCCAAAACTTCGCGAAGCTTGTCGACCGGCCCTGTCAGCAGCGCGTCGAGCTCATGAAATGCCGCCGCCTTGGCCTGCGTCAGGGAGTCCACCGGGTGCCCCGCCAGGAAGGCCCGGACTGCCGCCGCCCGGCGGTTGCGAAGGTGGCCCACCAAGAGCCGGGTTTCCGGACTGTTGACCCATTCCGTCAGCGCCGCTTCCTGCATTTCCTGATTCCTGCATCAACTGCTGAACGGTCTGCTCCAACTGCGCCATGGTCAGCAGCGCCATTTGATTGTTCTGCATGCCGCCGGCCGCCTCGACCATATTCTTAAGCGCCTGCGTAAGCTGCACGGCGACGGCGCCCGTGACCTTAATTTTCTCGTTCTGCTGTTTCTGCAGCCCAATGTAACCCTGCATCTTCTCCCACGGAGTCGCCTGTGGCGGCTGCGGCGGGGCGACCAGCTTTTCGGGGTTCGGCAGCCGCAGCGTTTGGCACAGCCGCAGCCGAACTTCCTGGGGGTTCATACCCGGATCCTTGGCCAGCTCCATATAGACGCCGGCGAGCGCTGATCGGTGCATTTCGGTCGCGAGCTGCGGATCTGCCGTGACCGCGACGCCTTCGGCGTCGTTCGCTGACAGCCCTTGCGGCAGCATGCCATAGGCGTCGGCCATCATCGCGAACATGCGGAATTCCTGCGTCATCGACGCGACGAGCCGGCGGTGAACGGCGCTTTGCACCTGCGTGCCGTTGTCGATCAGGCCTTTGGCCAGCGTGGCTGTCATCGACGCCGGCGCGTTCTCCAGCAGGTTCAGCGACCCGCTTAGCCGATCGGCCAGCGTGATAAGCTTGTCGAGAACTGACACAGATCCGGCCGACACTGTTTTGGCCGGGAACATCGACAGCTGATCTGTGATCTTGCCGCCATCCATCGGGATGACAGTGATTCGGTTCTCCTGAAGTTCGATCTTGTCCGGCATCCCGACGCCGCCACCGCCGTAGACGCCGCCGTTTGCGGCCTCGTTTTTGGCCGTGTTGATGATGGCCGCAAGCATCTGGTCGGCCGAGTTTTCAGCACGCGATAGCAGCCTACCGAAACCCATTGGAAAGAAGCCGCCCTTCGGGTCCGGCAAAAATCGGTATGGGTAGAAGCGGCGAATCGGATTGAAAAATAACGCCTCGGCCGTATCGGTGATTGTCTTTTTGGACCACCGCGGCACGATCTTGACGATGTCCATCTGATCGTCGCGCGAGATGACCAGCGTCCAGGGTTCTTCGGCTTCGTCGCCGTCGAGGTCCAGCCACATGTCGACTTCGAAGAAGCGTTTTGGTGCCTGCGTATCCGGTCCGTCGAATCTCGGGTCGTAGTCTATCCAATGGCCGCGCTTGATCGAGCGCATGATCTCATAGGGGTAGCGTTCAAACTCGTGCGTGACGCGCGGCGCGCGCTCGATTGAGCTGATGTTGTCGTTGACGATGACGCGGTTGCGGCCGACCGACGGCACGAAGTGCGTGTGAAACAGCTTGTCCACGTCGTCAAAGGTGCGCTTGCGCCAGCCCAGGCCGGTGACGGACATGTGAACGATGAGCGGGTCGGTGTCGAGCGTCCAGTTTGGATCTTTGGTGCGCAGCTGCGCGGAAATCCATTCCGCCAGTGCTTCGCCGCCCGGTTCACTTGCCCGCGCCAGGTCGGGCTCGCCCAGCAGCGCATCGGTCGCACGGGCTGAGAACTGCACCACGGCGGATAGCGTTAGCTCAGTTGACGGTGGCGCATCTTCGCCGGACCCGGCGGCTTCGCTGCTGCCGACGTGCTGCGCGGCGCGCTCGGCCTCCAGCGCGTCGAGGTAGCCCTGAGCTTTTCCAGCCCACGGCTTCATGCTGATGTCGTCAATCTGGACCAGCTCGCAAATGTCGCTGGCCAGCCCGCGGCGCACGTCTTCGTCGAGCTTTTTGGCGAGGTTGCCAAATTTCTCGGGGTTCTTGAGATCGAGTTTCAGCTCGGGAAGGTCGCGCATGCAGCCTCTGTATGACAAGAATGTAAGACAGTCAAGAGCTTAAGACTACCACAATTTGACGGGAACCGCACGTTTGTGCTAATCCGTAAGACAGCCTGACGCAAACCCCGGCCATAGGAGACTTAGATTGCAGGTCATCGATAGATCGCTCCAGAGTTCCCAATACTGGCCTGGATTGTTTGCCCTTTTCGGCATGGACTATGAACGCCTTCCGAAAGTCTACACGCAGTTTTTCGACACGAAATCGTCGGAAAAGGCTTTCGAAGAGTTCATGACCGAGCGCGCGGGCCTTGGCCTTTCCGTCATGCAGCCCGAGTTGACGCCGGTGCAATTCGACGCCCCGAACGAGGGCTATCGCACGCAGGTGACGCATGCATCCTACGGCCTCGCCGTGGCGATCTCGCGCGAAGCCAAGGACGACAATCTCTACGAGGACGTCGCCTCGCGGATGATGAAGGAAATGGCGTTCAGCGCCAACCAAACGCAGGAATATATCGCTCACGCGCCGCTGAACGTCGCCGGCGATGCAGTCAACGGGTTGCGCGCCGATGGCGTGCCGCTGATCTCTCCGTCACACGCCACCGCGTCAGGGTTGCAGTCCAACCAGCTCGTGTCGGCCAACGTTTCGGAACTCGCGTTCGAGAACGCCGTGATTCAGATCAGCTACGCGCGCAACGGCCGCGGTTTCATCATTAACCTGCAGCCCAAGCGTGTCATTCTCTCCCCGGAGAGCGGCCCCGAGACCCGACGAATCCTCGGTTCGCCGTTGCAGTGGAACGCGTCCACCAACAACATCAACGTACTGCGCTCCACCGGCGCGATTCCGGAAGTGATCGAGACGCCGTACCTGGTCGACAAGGACAACTATTTCATCCAGACGTCCGAGCAGGACAAGGACAACGGCCAGGGCATGACGTTTTGGGAGCGCTCGCCGCTTGAAGTGCGCGAAGATTCGAACTGGTCGAATCAGGCGTCGCTGGTCGCGCAGTGGTTCCGGTGCGCCGCTTCCATCATTGACTTCCGTACGGTTTACGGTAGTTTGGGCGCGTCCGGCTAGTCCGGAGCGTTTTCCTCCCTTTGACTCTCCGCCCGAGGCGCCGCAAATGGGCCTCGGGTTTTCTTTAGGTGGCAGACCATGGTCGCGCCGAAGCCCAAATTCGGCCCCGCCGCTTTGTGGGGTGCCTGCTCGCGGTGCAACGCTCGCGTGCTGGCGTCGACGCTGCGGCGCGAGCGCTTGACCGGCCTACTCGTCTGCACGAAGGCGTCCGGCCGCGGCACCACGGCATGC